AATTTTTTCGCCTTTATCCACATAGTATCTTACGAGGGAATAAATCATTAGTGATTTGCCGCTCGCTGTGGGGCTTATCAATAGTTTTCTATTATGCTTTAGGGCACCATATACTCCCTCAATCTGGTATTTCCTGGGAGTATGAGCACAAATGGAATGCATATAATCCTTGACACCTTCGAAAGATATTTGTTCATTCTCCTCATATGGAGTGCCGTAGAACTTATTATCTTCGAACTTATATGTGTATCCGTATTGCTCACAGAAATTGACAATCTTATCTAAGAGACCCACATAAATCTGCTTGGATCTCATATCATATAAATGAATTTCCCCGTTCCAGTTTCTCCTTCTATACTGAGGCATGAACTTCATATTTGGAACTTCGAATTTGAAGTGATCCCTTAGTTCATACTCAATATGGGGTTCTGTTTGTATTTTTAAAAATACTTCGTTAGATTTGGATATAATAAGATTTGCCGTAGTATTAATCACATGAATCCATTCATCTAGGGGTATTTATCTACCCCATACCAGACATAAATCTTTGATATTCAATTGCATTTTTAATCTGATAAGTTCTGTTTTGAACCATTTTAAGAATGCTTTCAATATAAACAAGCATCGTATCGTAGTAATCAATCTTTAAACAGACGGTAGATAGTTTCTCATCAGCATCAAGATACTTTTGCATTGTATCTTTGTCGCGAATCTTTTTGGGGAATGGATTTTCAATGTATACCTCAGGATCTGCTTTGCCTGAGAAGTATTCATACCGCTCGTGTCGGATATTTCTTTTCTGTTGTTCTGCTTTCTTTCTTAAAAGGAATATGGTATTATAAAGTTCAAAATATTTTGCATGAAGTGCTGGAATATTTAAAGATTCTGTATGCAAATTGTCTGGATCTATTTTTGAATCTTTTTCCCACATTTCTTGAATCTTATCAAGATCGATCATAAAGGTTTGCCATTCAAATCGGTTATATTGTAAATAGTATACTTGAAAACTGCTTCTGCTGTAAAGTATTGAATATCAGTATCTGTAGCATCAAAATTCAACGATGTCAAACTGTATGGGAATAAATCTTTAAAAACGACTTTAAAGTTTGCTGACTGACTGCTGTTCAAAACAGTTAAAGTTCCGTCAGAATATATGTCCATCAAACGGGAATCTTTTGTGTCAACCTTTTTCCTCTCAGTTTGTAAATCATAAATTTCCTGTAATGATTCTGGATATCCAAGACCACGAATCCAGTTTTGTATCTCAACATAATTGGACAAATCTTCATCAACAATAAATCTAAGAGTTAAATCTTCAAATACAATCTTATCTCCAGGAACATCAATATCTTTTAGATATGTTGGTTGAACCGCAACACCTAAAGTAAGACTTGGGATATTGATAGAATTTCCAAAGAAAGCAACTTTTGGTGCTCTATTCAAAGTAAATTTAAAACCAGTTGGAGATAGAAAGTTTCTATTCTGTATTTGGTTTTGAAATATGTTTGATGTTGCCATTTTTCTAATTATTTAGATAAAAAAAGGGTGCCTTTCGGCACCCCCAGAAAACTCTTGTGAGTATGAATCACATGAGGTTCTTGACTGCAACGCGACGATAGTAGCGGTTTGCATTGACCTTGAGGCGACCCAGACCTTGGTCGGTTCCTTCTGCGAATGGGTTGGCAACCAGACCATAGCGGGTCTTGAAGCCAATCTTGGGCTGGAAGGAGTTCTCTCCAACGGCACGAACCATCTGGAGGGGAACATATGGGCAATAGAACAGACCTGCGTCATAAGGTGAAGAACCCTTATAACCAACAACGTAGTACTGGTTGCCAGGAGTTGCGTTACCCGAAGTCAGGTTAGCAGCATAAGGATCGATATAAACACGATACTTACCTTGCAGAACACCAGCGAAGGTGTTACCAGTGTCATCAACGTTCAGGTTAGCGTTGAGTGCAGGGGTGTAGTCAAGAACACCAGCCATGGTGAGAGCAGAAGCAACGTCTGCGGAACACAGGATGATGTTGCCCTTTCCTCTACGAGTTCTTTGTGCAATCGCGTTAGCGTCGCGCTCGATTTGGAACAGGAGACCCTTGAACTTCTCAACACTCCAACGTCCGTTAGAGTCGATGTCGAGGTCGAATACACCAGCGGTAGCGGTGTTTTGAACAGCGCCTTGCTCAGCAACCTTGTAGATGGTTCTGATGACTTCACGGTTGATTTCAGCAAGAATCTCAGTTGACAGAATGTTTGCCAACTCAGCTTCTGCATTCAGTCCGTGAATTGCCTTCAGATCCTGTGCAAGCTCAAGGCTGTATTCTGCCTTCAGTGCTCTGGACTTAGCGGTAACAGTGACTTTCTCAATCGAGAATGCCATCTGGTTGAATGCATTAGCACCCGTATCGAGTCCTTCTGCACTGTCGGTACGCAGACCCTGACCAACGTTATAAGGTGAAGGCTCGGTTGTTGCAGTACCAACTGGGTTCAGAACGGAAGGATTAGTGCCAGACTGTGCGGTAGTACCGAAACCAACTTTAGGATCGGTGAAACCGTTAGCGTCGTCACGACCGAAGGGTTGACCCGAGAATGCGGAATCTGCTTCGTTGAAGAATGCTTCGTCGCCAGACTGAGTGCCGTAGCGTGAACGCATTGCGAAAATGAGTCCAGTAGGACCGCTCATTGGTTGAACGCTAGCCAAGTCATAAGCGACAAGGTTAGGCATTGAACGTCTGATGAGTGAAATCAGAACGGGATCGAAACCTGCGGTAGGACCTGCAGCAGCAGCACTACCTGAGAATCCAGGAGCGCCAGCTGAAGAGCCAGTGCTATTGGTTGGTTGCTCCATGAGCATACCGCCATGTTCGAATGCGGATTGCTCGCGGAGGAATTTTTCTTGGTTTTCCAGCAGGACGGCGGTTACTGCTCTTCTGTGTGAATCTTTGATTGGATCAAGACCCTCATAGTTGAGGAGAGGTGCCCACTTTTCCTGCAGATGCTCGGATTGGAACATTTGCGTTTACCTAATAAGTGTACGTTTTTTGGGTTTGAATTATATTAAATTCAATTATTTGCTAAAAGAACCCATGGTTCTCAGGTATGCGGACATTGAATTCGAATAGGATTCGGGAGCAACGTCTACACCCTCAGAAAGGGTTTCGGACTTAGCAGTTGAAGGTGCTGATTTAGAGGCAAAATATGACTCCTTCAGCGTCTCCAGCTTTTCACGATATTCTTCTTCACATTCAAACTCAACACTTTCGGCAAGTGAAGCGAGCTTCTCTTTCTGAGTCTGTGCAAGACCTTCAGAGACTTGATCTAAGATTCCGTCAGCAACCGACTCTGCGAGACGCTTGTTGAGGGAGATGTTTTTCTCAATTTGCTCGTTGAGTTTTGTCTCCATATCATCAAGTTTTTCTACCATGCTCTCAAGCACATCATATTTATCTTCAGGGATTGTTACATAATGATCTTCAAAAAGACCCTTCATTCCTTCAAGGAATGATTCGGTCATCTCAGTCTTGAGTCCTTGCTCAATAGCAAGTGCGTTCTCAGCGAACCATTCGTCTGAGACATACTCAAGATAAGAATCAACACGCTCAGCGAGTGATTCCTTCATTTCTTCTACTTCTTCTGCAAGAGCAGCAGCATATGCTTGCTCAAGCTCTTCCTTGATACCAGCAACCTTAGAATTGATTGCTGCTTCAAAGATGGTTTTTGCTTTTTCCTTAAACTCTTCGGAGAGTTCTTCGCCACCGAGAAGTGCATTAACATCTTCTTCGATGTCATACTCTTCAACGGTTTCTTCTTCTGCAACTACTTCATCAGTAGTCTCTTCTTCTTCCTCAATGACTTCTTCAGTCTCAAGTTCTTCCTCTTCCTTCATGCCCTTCATTGGTTCTGCTGCTTTAGCGCCTTTGTTTACAACATCACGAACTTGCTTAAGAGTACCACCAGGAGTCTTTAACTTAGCCGAATCATCATCGGGCTTATAGTTATCTGGGGTAGGTCCACCAAGGTCCTCTACAGAACCGAGTTGTGAACCATCATTTTGCAACTTAGGCATTCCTTCTGCAGGCTTAGCGCCAGCATTTACAGCAGTTTTGGATTGCTTAGTGCCTGCTTCCATTTCTTGTAATTGTTTACCACGAGACATTTGAACTCTCCGATGTTTCCTGTTATTAAACTATATTTATTTATAAATTAAGATATTTAATAAATCAAAGATTATTTAAGAAATCATTGAATAAGTTTAACTTATTCTCTTCAAGCGATCTTTGAGTAACAAGAGTGTTGATTTGTTTGTATGTTTTTGCAGCATACTTCTCACGAAGAATACCACCGTCCCATACCCACTCTTTTCCTTCCATGATACCTTCAACAAAAGCATCAGGAGCAGAAGGATCAGCAACGATATCAGCAGCAGTTGCTAACATGAAGTCGTCACCGACAACATTGATTCCCTCTCTTGTCATTTTGAGCGAACCAATGCCGCGAGAAGAAACTCCGAGTTTTACACCTTCTTCAATCAGAGAAGATGCAATCTTACCCATTGGAGTATTCAGAATCTTTGCTTTTCCGATAAAGTTTGAACCACTCTCTTTCAGAGAAACGATTTTATGAGAAACTCTATCAAGGTTTACGGTTGGGCCATCAGGATGTCCCAGTTCTCCAAGTGCTCTACCGGCAACAACATGATTTTCGCTATATCTAGCTACTTCACGGCGGAGTGTTTCCATAGGATACATTCTGCCATTACGGTTTTTGATGTTTCCTTGGAGAAAAACACCTTCAATATACATTGACTTCTTGCCGTTCTTTTGTTCGACAAGAAATTCAACTGATTCGATTTCTTCTCTGATAAGTTTCATCAGGCTTGTCCGGTAATTTGTACTTGTTGTGCGTGTACTGTACCAGTTCCGCTATCAGTTCTAGCAGCAAGTCTGAGAGAAAGACTTGCAGTTACATCAGAACCAGCGAAGTCTCCGGCAGCGCCAGAGTCATAATCAACTGTACACTTGGTTTGGAAATTTCCATCATAACTCGAAGTAGTATCTACACTCGTAACTTCAACATGGCGAAGATTTAAATCAGCATTGGTTCCACCAGTAATTGTGATATAATCACCAACACCGAAAGGACATTGTGTTCCTTCTGGGAATGCAATTACTGTTGAAGAACCAGTTGTAATTCCAATAACTCTATTTGATGCTTTTGTCATCGCAAGAGTTGCTGTTCCACCTGCAGGAATATAATAATCAAAAACAGTTGCAGTTGGTTGGCTGTCAATTTTTACATGAGCACCAGTGCTACCAGCAGCAACAATTCTCAATGCGTTGGATTTAACAACAAACGATGTTGTCATTCCAGAAGATGTTGTTGTTGATAATGATGTTGATAATCCTACAGGTCTATGCGCCATTATTCCTAATAAATCATTTATAATAGTTATTTATTATTCTTCGTCTTCAGCGTCGATATCGTCTTCGATTTCTAGTTGAGAATCATCTCCAAAAAGAGAGTTTGCTGCTACGGGACGAAAAGCATCAACTCTTTCTGCTGACTTTGAAAACAAAATATCTTTGATTTTATCGCTAATTTGTGAAGGAGACTCATCAGCTGCAATCATATCTAAAAGTTCTTCCATTTTTAAAAAATCCTGTAAACGCTAGTATTTATATTTCCCCACCCTTGGGTAGTTCTGGAGCTTCCGCTGGAGAACCATCAAGTTCTGGTTCTGTAACTGGTTTTCCTAAATCCATACCTGCGGTTTGTTCAAATGGCAAACCAGTTTGAGGATCGATAGTCGCTGGATCTGGAATAATTCCATCTTTAATTTCTTTCTCAATCAGAGCATCTTGCTCAATAATTTCAACATCTGTTTGACGAAGAATCTTACGTCTTACATAGTCTTGAGAGAAATATTTTCCAACGTAGGGTTCTGCAGTTTGAACCATTGCAAGTCTCTCATTAAGAAGCTCTGCTTCTTTGAGTTCTGCAAAGTGATTATCATACAAGAAGTCATACTGAATATGCTCACTCATTATATCCCAGTCTTCTGGTGTGATAATGTTCTTAAGAATCAGTTGAGTCTTGAGCATATCATTGAACATATTTGAGAATCTTTTTCTCAAACGTCCAACGAACTTACTGAACTTAACTTCATCTCTTAAGATTTCTGAGGATCTACCGAGATTAAATCCACCTTCGCCATCCATGCGAGACGGCGGGACGTTGAGGGACCTGTATAACTTCTTTTTAAAATACTCAATGTCTGTGATTTCTCCAAGATTTTGTCCTCCTGGAAGAGTAGAAATTTCAGTACCACGTCCTCCCTCTCGTCTAGGTAGCCAAAAATCCTCAAGC